TAGCGCGGTTTGACGATGAGCACTACTACTTAGATGGTGCTAACTCTCAACGGGTTATCCATGAGAAAAGTGATCTTCAATTCGTGCATCAGATAGTCGGTACGATCAAATCGTTCATGGTAGAGGGTAGATGACAAAAGAATAGAGTTTATTGCTGCCTATAAATCTGGTTTAATGCGGTCTATAATGTATCGCGGTTGAATCAGACTGCAGCAGCCGAAAAAAGACGAAAAAAAACCCGAGTCGGCAAACTCGGGCCTTTTTTCAGGAGCAACGCCACAAAAAACGCAACGCAGTCCCTCGGAAAGATTGTGCGTTTATTGTGGCTGCTCCTGCGGATTTTTTCAACCCGAAAAAACATAAATTCGCATGGAAAGGCTAAAAATGACCTTACAAGAATTCTATGCGGAGCGCTTTGGCAGCGATCCGTATTCATTGCTTGAAGCAGCGCGGGATGAGCTGTCAGAGCTGGCCAAAATGGCTGGCATTAACTGGACAGCATGCGCTGATAACATTCAGTTGAACCCGCGCGGCGGGGAAGAGCGTTATTCCAAATATAACGGCCACGCACCCGAGGCTCTGGAAAAGAGCCTTAAAGGGCGCGTGGAAATCTACTCCCGCAAGGAACAACACAAAAGCGGTATCAGCTACCCATTCGTCAACTTTGTCCAGAAAGGGCATGACGAAGGTTCCTGGAGCGGCTTCTCCTTCCTGTTCTCCGAATACCGCCGTGACCAACAACGAAATCATGCGACCATGGTCGCACAGCCTGCTGAAGAGCAGGCGCGTATTGAGCGCCAGGCAGAAGCACGTAAGCGCCGTCTCGAACAACAGCGAATTAATGACCTTAAAAACAATCAGTTAGAACATGAACGCTTGCTCGGATGGTTGGCTTTTCACAATGCCTGGGAGCATGCGCCAGCTGAAGACGGTTCCTGGCCCTACGCAGTAAAAAAAGGCATTCGTGACGTATTTAGCGCTTGTGATATTCGTCGCGTGACCAGTCACGACAACGCAAGATGGAGCCGTGGGCCGACTACATACATGGCGATTCCGCTGTCCCACCTGGATGGACGCAAAGACGGACGCATTGTCGGCTGGCAGCGTATCGACCAGCGCGGCGGCAAATTCCAGACCAGCGCGATCACAAGCGGTGATTTCGTGGGGGCATGTTTTGTTATTGGCGACCTGAAAGGCGCGCAAAATGTTGCTGTAGTGGAAGGTTTCGCCACCGGCGCATCGGTATGGTTGGCTACCCGGAAAGACCTGAAAAAACGTTTTGATGCCGTCGTGGTCGCCGTTGCTGCAAACAACATGATCCACGTTGTCGAGCAGTTGGTGAACATGTACCCGGCGGCAAAAATTACCTGCGCCCTGGATAACGACCGCAAATCATCTGCAGAAGGCAAAGGCAATACCGGCTTNGATAATGGCGTCTAAGCTGTTGTCCGGCAGGGTTTTGATATATTCCAGTGAATCTGCATGCACAAGTTTAGCACTGTTTATTTTTACAGTGTTTTCCATGGTCTTTCGGGGCCTTTTTTGATAGGCTCTTTTTGCTGTTGCGCAATCAGCAATGGGCCTTGATTTCACCCTGTCTGGTGGCATGGGCTGAATGCTGTGGCATGGTGACTCATGCTGCAGCGCCCATTTTCAAGGCATAAAAAAACCGCCTTAGCGGCGGTTGTGAGGGCGTTGGTTATAAAATTCCCAACATAGAAAAAAGATACCTAAAAAAGCCTGATTTGCCAACCTTTTTAAAATTCTTTCTGTGCGACCGTGGTCGCACAGTTTTCAGAAGTTACCGTTTTTATATTTCGGGGTCAGTGAGTACCGCCCAAAAGCGCCCCGCTGCGCCACCCCCATACAAATCATCTGCTCTATAATAAACTCAACGGCTGGCAGGCTAACGTTGCAGGCGTCGCTTAATTCCTGCGGGGTAATGCGAGGATGTCCCCGCATTACACTCTCAACGCTCAAGGCCGCTTCGGTCATAGTCTCGCGGATCTCTTTTACGTTCATCCTCTCTCCTTAGTCTTCAAACTGGTAATCAACGTTGCACATAAAGCTGTTTAATTCGGCCAGTTTAGGTTCCATGCTGCCAATCAGCCGCCCTGCCAACCTTCCGGTCAGGTCTGTTTTGTTAAAACTGTACTCGCGTTCAAAGCGCTTCACTTTTTGCCAGAGTTCATACAGTTCGTTAGAAATATCGGCTACTTCCTGGCGCATATCTTCGTGACCTTGATAATTCATAATATCCTCCAAATTCATCTAGTTACCGGGTTATTCCCCGTCTCAACGACACGAACTGTAACTCTGGCAACATGAGACATCCAGTCTTATTTTTCACTTTTTAGTTAAATTTCTCTATTGCATGAAAATTAATTTATTGGTATATTTAAACACATCAGGAGGATATACTATGTTTAACGTGATAACCCACCCGGCAGCGCTGGAAGAGTTACAGGAACTACCGGACGAGTTACGAGGTCGCATGACCCGACTGATTGAAAGACTGGAAAGTGAAGGAAAACTAAAAATGCCTCATAGCCGCGTAATTGGCGCCGGGCTTTTTGAGTTAAGGGTTGGAGACAAGAACATAGCAAGAACGTTATACGCTTACGCAGTCGGCCACGAAATCTACCTGCTGCATGCGTTTGTTAAGAAGACACAGAAAACCCCAGCAGGGGCCATAGAGATAGCGAGAAAGCGCCTGAAGGAGATGAGCTAATGAAAGTAAAAGGCATCCCATTTAACCAGGTTAAAGAAAGTCTGCTCAACACTCCGGAGGCAATCCGGGGTTACCAGGAAGCAGATAAAGAACTGGCACTGGTCGAAATGCTGTACGACATGCGAGAAAAGGCCGGGTTAAGCAAATCTGCCCTGGCTGAACGGATGGGGATCACTCCATCTGCTATTAGCCGCCTCGAGGGGAACCCTTTAGGGGCCAGCATGAAGACGCTGAGCAAGTACGCGCAGGCGTGTGGCGCTGAGATTAATATTCAGGCCGTTTACTAAACGTAAAAAGGTGAGGGAGACCTCACCTTTTTTAGTTCGCTGGTGGTTAGTGGCTTTTGCCTTCAACCTTGTTTAGATCCCGGCACCGCTGCACCATCCTGCGAGACATACCAATCAGGCGCATAGTTTGGGCCATATGCAAACTGGCCTCCGGCGAAGCCATCGCCACCGATACCATATCTAATACTGCATCGATATCGCTCAGCTTAGCGTCGAGTCTTTCACACTTTGAGAGGACCGTATCTTCCATCATATAGCCTACCCGTTATTCTGCTTACAAAATATTAATGTACTGTATAAAAACACAGGGATTTTAGCAAATACAAATGCACCATTTTTTGTCAAGCTGCACATTAAATTTGCAGATTTGTCCGGTACTTATGAGCACGTCCCGCGCCTCTTACCCTTTTTTCCAGGGTACCGTTCTTAACGGCGGCATCCAGTATTTGCCTTATGATTCGGGAATTAAGACCCACATCAAAGACCAGCATTGATGCCAAGACAAAGCCGTCCCCACCACTGGCCAGGCTGCTTTGGGTTCTCTCCCGGAGTTTCTCCAAAAGTAACGTCGATTTATCCATTTTTAAGCCTCCGTGACCAGTCACGCCTTAATGGCCAGCTTTAGTCTGGCAGTTGTCAGTAAGCATGAATTTTCGCCATCGAAGATGCATTCAGACACCGGCAGCGCCTGGCCACATCGCTGGCATGTGTTCGCCAGGCTCTTCTGAAGCTCTTTGTAGTTCTTTCGGATCAACAGGCCGATTACTTCATTTTCTGAATACGGCGTTCTGCCTGGGCGACGCTGGATGCAAATCTCACCCAGCATGCGCAGCTCTTCCGGCTCAAGCACCCAATCGCGTCTGGTAGTACCGGACTGCTTTAATCGTTCACGGCGCAGCCGTTGCCGTTCTGCGGGAGTTTTAGCCACGGCTATCCTCCGAATCAGTATCCTGTCGAGCGGAATCGCGCAGACAATCGGCTGCCGATATCAGACCTTCCTTTTGGAGATAGGCTGTGAAATTTGCCGCCTGCTGGCTTTCCGGGTTGTACTTTCTCACCGTTCTGCAGAGCATCTTCACCATCATGACCAGGTCACGCAGCTGCCGGTGCTCTTCGCTGGTGGTTAACGCTGTTACATCGTTTCGCTTAACTCGCTCAGCCAATTCTTTTGCATCCGTGGCCAGCCTTTCCGCATGCCGAAGAAAGGCACTTTTCTCAGTCGGATTTTTGGCCATGCTGGCGTGGCAGGCATTCCACCCTTCCCATTTCTGTATAAAATTTTGAGCATCCCAGGCTGAATATGCTGTACATGCATAACCCTTCCCGCAGCGCTGCGCATGCTTTGGCATTGGGAATACAGCCTCAAACGCATCACGCTGGTCTGAGTTCTTCGGCGCTTGCGACTCGCTGTCCATTGCGGCCAGCGCGAACTTGGCCAGCTGCAGCTCTTCTTCAAGGCCGCGGCGAATATTGGTAAATGCACTTTGGGTAATCGCAAATTTCAGCGACTCTATTTTTTTTACTGCCAGCGCGCGCAGCTGTTCTCTGGTTACGGTTGATTTGCTCATCTAATCCTCTCCCTCGCATGCCATGCAGCTGGTATCATCCCCCATATCACACAAGTTGCATTTTTCAGCGCCGCAGTGCGGACACTCTTTGAGATACTCCGGATCTTCATTTCCACAACCATTGCATTCACGAATATCTGTTTGCTGGCTATTAATCATTTAACCAACCTCCCGGTTGTAACGCTCAGCGGCTGTTTTACGCCACGCGGCAAAATCTTTATCCAAGCGATCTTTGTCATAGATGACACTCGCCGATGCCGTGGTAACGCCGTATGAACCACTCAATGCCATATCTTTCCAGTTTGTATGAGTCCCAGAACGCTCAACGGCATCACGACAGGCGCTAGGAGCATCAATGCCACAGCCGACGATATTCCCCCAGGACGAAACAACAACGTAAAGCTCTTCGATTCTTGCTCGTTTAGTCATTCTGTTTACGCCCTTCTTTATCCAATTTACGCCGGCACAAGGCGCAGTCATCGCTACTCTCAAAATCCTCTTCATCACGAAAACCGGCGTACATCCATTTGCCACACAGGCTGGTTAACTCTGAATCATTGAAGTAATGCGCTTTGCGAGAATTGGCTGGCCAGCCCCAACCGGCCTTTAATTTGTTATTCGTCACTGGCTGGCTCCTCTGAACAAAATTGATTGCCTAAAACCGATTAAGAACCACAAACCATCAGCACGCTGGCACATTTCGTACCAGTCTTCAGCGTTGAGGTCTGAAACGAGGTTGTCACCGCAAATGCAGGTATCAACACCACGAGGCTCAGAGTCATACACGGCTCCGGGAGTAAACCAGCTAGGTTTTGTCGAGCTAACGCACAGCATTTTTGTTACGGTCATCTACTCAGCCTCCACCTTGATACCATTGGCAGTCAGGACAGCAATAACATCATCGCGGTCTAGCATTTCGCCATTCGGGTCTGGGCTGTTGTAACCCAACTCGCAGGAGTAACTCTCCGGAAGCTTCACGGTACGGGACTCCAGCTGGTGGATTGTTCCCTGCAGCTGCTCGATGTGATCTCCCTGAGCGGTATTTGCACGCTGCAATGTCTCCAGCGCGCCCGCGATAACGTCCAAATCATCAAGTTTCAAAAACAGAAAATCGAAGCCAAGATTTTTCGCTGAATGCATGCGGTGATTGAGATCGTTAATCAGCCGGGTGATATCTGTCATATAAGCCACCATTCAAGCAGGGATAAAAGACCGTACCCAAAACCGAATAGCACTGCGCATAGAACCAAATCGGCGATAAAGTTCAGTACCAGGAGCGTTTTCAGGCTGTAGTTGAATAGTTCGGAGTTCATGCGGCCTCCGGCTGGCAAACCTGATTCAGAACGCCGAGGATCATCAGGCAGTCCGCAAGCGCGCGATGGGCGCCAGCGGTTGAAATGCCGTGTCGCGCAGCTGCTGTCGCCAGGCTCTGCTTTTTGAAGTTCTTCCGCTTCTCATCGAACTCTCCGTACCACTGGTCGTAAACCGCTTTGGCGTCAATATGGCGCGTCTCGATGGCCATGATGATGGAGGTGATACGATGAGGCTTCAGGCCGTCAAAAAAACCGCTCTTCAGGCAGGTCTGCACCATCAGACGGGCATCAAAACTGGAGTTCCACGCCAGCCATTTATGCTTCAGAATAATTTTCAGCACCGCTGGGAAAACGTCATGCCACGTAGGCGCATCAGCGACCATTTCGTTGGTGATGTTATTAATTTTGGTAACGTCTGGTGGAATAGGGCGGCTCGGCTTCACCAGGCTATTTAAAAGAATCTCGCCACGCATGTTAATTATCGTGATTTCGATAATCTCATCAAAATCTTTCAGGCCGGTTGTCTCAGTATCGATGATGACATGATCGCTTCTCAGCCAATTAGCCATCATCATTTTTAAAACTGATTGATGATAAGTAAGCATCTTATTCCCACATTTTTTGTTGAAAAGTTCTGGAAGGTATCGGGGCTTTCCTGGACTCAGGGAGGTAAACAAAAACGTAATACGTCCCGTCTGAATCATCCGAACGCGCTATTACAGTCTCTCGACCTTTATTTCGATAAACATTTGAAATACGCACCGCATCATCGTATGACATGGGGCCTTGTTTAAATGGAGTTCTCATCGTTATTCCGTGCGACCGTGGTCGCACCCTCTTGTATTTCCAGATAACGTTTCAGCCACATGTTCTCGATGTGCTTATTTCCAGGCTGATTTGATAAGTACCACTCAGTGATAACCGCCTGCCGGTTCGTATCAGGGTGAGTTCGGTAGTCGCAGGTAGGACACCAGATGATGTACTCCTTCCGGGTTCCTGCGTACCTCAGCTCTGGTCTACCGGGTTTCCTGTGCATAATCTGCTGACACAGGCAGGTCGGCACATCCTGTACGATGGCGGTTGATGATTTCACTGCGCTTCTCCGCTGCGTTTAATAACGCGGTGCTGTTCAGATACAGGCATCGTGATTTCATTAATGCCCAGCGTTTTTTGTAATCCTTACGCCAGCTATCAATGGTGATATTCAGTAAAAAACTTATATGCTCATCCTCACGCAAATGGTCTATTTCCTCATTACGTAATATCGAGGCTTTAACCTGCTGAATGGCGTAATAAGTTAATTTCTTCATCGTTTTCTTTGTCAGCTCTTTCATTTTTTTAAAATTGGTATTTGAATGAGCGACAAGAAAATCAAGCCATAGCCACTGGCAGATAGCCTCGTCATTTTTAAAGTTAGGCTTACAGCCGTAGCAATAATGCAGCCAGGCCATTTCCTCACTTTCTAATTGTTCAATCGCTCTGCGCCAGCTGGCTGTCTGAAAATCCAGCTCAGTTAACAGCATTGAGGATTGCTTAAACGTTTTCCCAACGTGATAACGAACTTGCTCTGCAGATACCAAAATTTCATATTTATTACTCTCGCCCATTTGAATCACTCGGGTCGGCTTATCAGTAAACCTGCCTGAATTGGCAAGACGTAACTGCTCAAGTTGAACTTCTAAGATGCCTCGCTGGAGGTAATGAAGATCTGAAAGAGCCGTGGCCACACAGACCCGGATTCGCTCAAGTTCCATCATTACCGTCCTTGCCTACTCGCTTAACGGTGAAGTCGCTCTTCAGTTTGTATGCCGTGCGGACCTCAATATCGCTCTGACGTAACGGTGGAATCTCCCCAGCCGCAAGCCATTGATAGACTGCGCCAGGTGTGACACCTACGCCTGCAGCTGCTTTTTCGACATCGCCAAAGTGGCGGATAAGTTCTTCTGGCTTCATAAAATTATTATATTCGATAACTACAAATTAAAGCCAGGTATAATTTATAAATTTTATAGCCAGCTATAAACAGATCGTTTATGATTAATCGTATGAAAACACGAGGCGAACGACTGAAAGCACGCCGTTTAGAATTGAAGATGACACTGAAGCAAGTCGCGGAAAGTGTGGGTATCTCTCTTCCTGGCGTCCAAAACTTAGAACGTGGCGACGTTATGCCGTCGCTGGAGATCGGGCTTGCCCTGGCGAAATGCCTGCGCAAACCCGTGCAATGGATACTATTTGGTACTGAATCTGATCCTGACCGCGTTCCTGTTATTGGCACAACAGAAAGTGGCCCGGATAGCGACTGGCAGCCTGGAGAACCTGCCAACACAGAACGATTCCTGCCGTTCGTTAGCCAACGGAATACCGTTTATGCGTTAACGGTCGGGAACCAGATTCAGCACAACTACCAGCCGGGTGACGTCATTCTGGCTGACTCAACTCTTACGCCGGTTCCTGGCGAGGATGTGTTAGTTTGTGATAATGGCGGGAAAATCTCGATACAGCGGTTAGCGCGGTTTGACGATGAGCACTACTACTTAGATGGTGCTAACTCTCAACGGGTTATCCATGAGAAAAGTGATCTTCAATTCGTGCATCAGATAGTCGGTACGATCAAATCGTTCATGGTAGAGGGTAGATGACAAAAGAATAGAGTTTATTGCTGCCTATAAATCTGGTTTAATGCGGTCTATAATGTATCGCGGTTGAATCAGACTGCAGCAGCCGAAAAAAGACGAAAAAAAACCCGAGTCGGCAAACTCGGGCCTTTTTTCAGGAGCAACGCCACAAAAAACGCAACGCAGTCCCTCGGAAAGATTGTGCGTTTATTGTGGCTGCTCCTGCGGATTTTTTCAACCCGAAAAAACATAAATTCGCATGGAAAGGCTAAAAATGACCTTACAAGAATTCTATGCGGAGCGCTTTGGCAGCGATCCGTATTCATTGCTTGAAGCAGCGCGGGATGAGCTGTCAGAGCTGGCCAAAATGGCTGGCATTAACTGGACAGCATGCGCTGATAACATTCAGTTGAACCCGCGCGGCGGGGAAGAGCGTTATTCCAAATATAACGGCCACGCACCCGAGGCTCTGGAAAAGAGCCTTAAAGGGCGCGTGGAAATCTACTCCCGCAAGGAACAACACAAAAGCGGTATCAGCTACCCATTCGTCAACTTTGTCCAGAAAGGGCATGACGAAGGTTCCTGGAGCGGCTTCTCCTTCCTGTTCTCCGAATACCGCCGTGACCAACAACGAAATCATGCGACCATGGTCGCACAGCCTGCTGAAGAGCAGGCGCGTATTGAGCGCCAGGCAGAAGCACGTAAGCGCCGTCTCGAACAACAGCGAATTAATGACCTTAAAAACAATCAGTTAGAACATGAACGCTTGCTCGGATGGTTGGCTTTTCACAATGCCTGGGAGCATGCGCCAGCTGAAGACGGTTCCTGGCCCTACGCAGTAAAAAAAGGCATTCGTGACGTATTTAGCGCTTGTGATATTCGTCGCGTGACCAGTCACGACAACGCAAGATGGAGCCGTGGGCCGACTACATACATGGCGATTCCGCTGTCCCACCTGGATGGACGCAAAGACGGACGCATTGTCGGCTGGCAGCGTATCGACCAGCGCGGCGGCAAATTCCAGACCAGCGCGATCACAAGCGGTGATTTCGTGGGGGCATGTTTTGTTATTGGCGACCTGAAAGGCGCGCAAAATGTTGCTGTAGTGGAAGGTTTCGCCACCGGCGCATCGGTATGGTTGGCTACCCGGAAAGACCTGAAAAAACGTTTTGATGCCGTCGTGGTCGCCGTTGCTGCAAACAACATGATCCACGTTGTCGAGCAGTTGGTGAACATGTACCCGGCGGCAAAAATTACCTGCGCCCTGGATAACGACCGCAAATCATCTGCAGAAGGCAAAGGCAATACCGGCTTGCGTACCGGCTTTGACATTATCTCCAAATTCAGCGGCATCAAATGCGTTTACCCGACCTTTGAAGATGATCCCCAGCTGGAGTGCAGCGACTTCAACGACCTGCACAGATTACGCGGACTCCGCGAAACCTGCCGCCAGCTTTTCGCCAAAGGCAACCGCCTGAGTACCAGCACCGATTTACTGACGCTGACGCTGAACAAGCTGAAAACGGCTAAGTGTGATAACCGCCGGACGTTCGCGAAAGAACTGTTAAGCGCGGTGGATATCGGCATGCTTACCTGCCCGGTACCGAACAGCCCGTCCGATCTGTTTAGCATGTTCTGCATTGTGCTGCGTGATATGGGGCTGGAAAGTGTCTACCGCGCCACGGTTAAAGACCACATCGCACGCCGCCTTAACCGTAAATGCCGCACCGCCCAGGCTCCTCGTTCCTTTAGCGAGCGCATCACCGACCCGAACAAACGCCCCCAGCACATCACCTATAAGCGCTTCGAGACATCCGTGATGACGGATGAAATTTTGCAGTACGTGCAGCAGCTGCAGGGCATCGTTATTGTCCGCGCCGGTATGGGATCGGGTAAGTCGACAGGCCTGCTTCGTCCGTTGATGCATAACGCTGAACGCGGCGTTTCCGTCGCACACCGCGTAAGCCTTATTGGCGGCCTGTGGGAAATGATGACCGAGCAGAAAGGGACCAGAGCCGATATCCTGCATTACCAGGACCCCGGCTATCAGGAAATGGCACCATACGCGAGTAAGTTGACCATTTGCATCAACTCCATCGTGAAAGGCTGCTGGCAACCACTGATGCGCCAGCATGACTATTTCGGCTTCGACGAAGCAACGCAGGGACTACGCGCCGTTCTTTCTGGCCGCGCAATGGAAAACCCGGTCGCCGTTTTTAACACGCTGATTGATGCGCTGGCCAGAACAGAATTGCACCCCATCATGGTAGACGCCGACGCTAATGATCTGCTGGTTGACCTGGCGGAACTGGCGATGAAACGCCGCGAAGAAATGGGCCTGCCGGCATGGCTGCAAATTCACGTTATCGAACTGCCGGTCGACGTTCGCAACCGCGAAACGGGCGAACCTATCCGCGTATTCTACACCGAGAAAGATCGCATCATGACCGAGGTGATTAAAGCGGTGGAACTCGGTGAAAAAATCATGCTGGCGACCGATAGCTCAACGTTTGCCGAAGACGTTACCGCCACGCTGCGCCAGCGTTACCCGGAAAAGAAATTCCTCTGCGTAAACCAGAAGAGCAAGCCGGAACCCGAGGTTGAAGAATTCACCAATAAACCGAAAAAGATGGTGAAGAAGTACGACGGCCTGATTTACAGCCCGTCGATATCCTCTGGCGTCTCCATCGAGCGGAAGCACTTCGATCGCCATTTCGGGATGTTCTGCGGCGAAGTGGTCCCCAGCGATGCTATCCAGATGCTTCGCCGCGACCGTACCGCCAAAGAATTCATCATCGGCTTTGATAAGGTTCGCGCGCGACGCGAAACAGACCCGCAAAAAATTGAACGCGCTTTTGTCCAGGCGCTGCTGGCCACCGCCGGTATGAACGGCGAACTAACCGACGTTGTTTTTGACGGCGACCGCATCTCTATGGGCGTGGCCAACACCGATTTTACCAGGATGAAAATCAAAGCGGCGGCGATTGAAGCCTCCGCGCGTAATGACTACGCCAGTAATATGATCTGCATTATGTACAGCGACGGCTACAAGGTTGCCCCGCTGGCGTCCGACGAACTGGCGAACTCCGTCGGCAAGGAGCTGCGTAAGGAAGCCCGCGAAATTGTCTGGGAACAAACGCTGGACCTCCACCTGAATATTGAAACGCCGAGTGAATCTGAACGCGAGACCATCCTGAAGAAACGCGCCCTGACCCTGGAAGAACAGGCGAAGCTGGTCCGCTGGGACATCGAGCACGAGCTGAAGTTACCGGTCAACGAGGACAACCTGAAATTCTACTTCGACGGCGCCCGCGATAAGGTTCGCCGTTACGAAACCATGCTGCTCGATGAAGTGACCGCGCGACGTTTCGACCGTGAGGAATCCGCGATCAACTTTACCTATGCCTTCAGGCAAACAGGCCAATGGCAATACTTTACCGCCACGGCGATGACCCGCGAGCAGGCCGATGAAGCATTCCAGGCGAAACACCCTGGCATCACCGATTACAAAGTCAAATCGACACCGGTGGTCGAGGTCGGCATGCGCGGCTTCTACGGCCTTAAATCTACGGTGCTGCGCCAGTACTTCACCGACTGTGGCATCGACCCGGAAACCATGACCGGCGAAGCCACCCAGGCCAGCATGAAATACGCCAGGGATAAACTCATGACCTCCGAACGGCGGGACCTGTTAAACAACGTCCTGCGCATTGGCGGCTTTATGACGCCGAAGGGCAAGCCGAAGGTTCCCGAAGCGCTGTTTAAAACCATCTGCGAGTCGCTCGGCCTGAAAACCGACAAGCGCCGCGCCAGGGACGGGGACAAGCGCCCGACCATCCGTTTTGTGGATCAGGATTCGGCGGCGTTCATGATGGATATTCTGGCGAACCGCCAGGACGACGGCCTGTCTCTGCAGTTGCGTAAAGCCGAGAAGGCGACCACCGAAGTGGATCACGGTTTGGATCTCAATATATATATGGATCATAAAACGCGATCCACAAACGGGGATGATTTGGACGCCCCTCATTCAGTAATCACTGAGGCGTTGGCCGAGCTGCCGGTGCCGGTACCGGAAACCTGGGCGCTGACCGCGCTGTCCGATGATGAACTGGCCACAATGACCACCTGGTCGCCAGCCAGCATTGCGATGACCTTTGCGTCTCTGTACCTCACAGAGTTCATGGACCGCCTTTCCAGCAACGAACTGCGCCGCTTGCGTGAATACATCACCGGCACAGCTACGGGCGGCTACGACGCGCAGGAGGCGTTCTATGGCTAAAGATATCGATGTACTTCTGGAACAGCAGGCGGAGCAGATGACCGCCGTCTTAAAAAGCCATGCGTCGCATATTGAAAGCATGCTGGCGAAGCATCGCTTTCAGGTCGCGCAGCTGGCGTTGCACAACAGCCCGGAACCGTTCGTTCGTGAGGTATTCAACCACCTGCGTGATCGCCTGGTACAAGTCACCATCAATGAAGCTGGCCTTGCTGATGCTGAGGATGCGCGGTACCTGCTGCGAATACTCGATCGCATGGAATTGTCAGCATTAGAGGGGAAACCATTCTGATTTACCGCAGGGGAGGAGGCGAAATGCCACCAGTCAAAATAGTAATCATTACTCTGTTATTGCTTGGAGTTTGCCAGCTTATTGCGCGTACAGGCTTTGGAATATGGTGAGGGAAACATGTCGACTACTGATTTTTTTAACAAGTTGGATAATGGCCAGCTTGAGAAGCTTGCCAATGACGATCTGGATGAACTGAAACGACAGATAGAGCGGGAGATTGAACGTCGTGCAAATGGGCCAACCGGCGTTGTGTATGTCGTTACTGATTGGGGAAACCATCGCGTTTTTACTGATTTTCGCTGTGCGGCAATTTGCTTCGCTGAAACAGCGCTGGGTAATATGCGAGTTTACGAACGGGAGCTGCTGCGCAAAGTCGTTCGCGGTGGCCATCAGAGTATGTCGTGCGGGGAGTTGCCAATTACCGATCTCAATACGGAAATGGAGAAGGTGCTGCCAGCGCATTTCGAGCTGGCCATCAATAAACTGGAGACGTTATCCACAAAATTAGAGGCTCCTGCGGTCTCTTCCTGATTTTGTAGGGCTGGATACTGGAAAGGCCGCAGGCGATAACCTGTGGCCTTTTTTGTTACTTGAAGTAGGCACTCCAGGCAGATTGCATTGCCTCTATCCGATTACCGGCAGCACCGGACCAGGCGTAATGACGGCCATCGAATTCAAACTCCACCATGTAGGTGCCATCGCCATTATCCCTCGGCGCTTTAAAGTTTGGCTTGGCAGGATGCTTCTCTTCCTGTTCAGCCATCTCGGCCTCTTCAGCGTCGCCCGCTTCCTCCAGCTCCACTCCTTCGCTTTCGTCCACTTCGATCTCATCGTCATCCAGCGTTTCATCGTCCTGGTTTTCGTCATCGAGATCGGCGTCGTCCATTGGCTCAAGAATTTCCTCATCAGGCAGGATTATTGCAGGTGCTTCATCCTTCAGTTGCCACTGCCCATTTTCACCGACGAACTGGCCCAATGCATCGGCAGCAAACTCCAGGTAGCGAGGAATCAGTCTGGTACTGAAGTTAAACGGTCGCAGGGTACTGTTTGTGATTTTTATCGATGGGTCCTGCTCCACCAGCTGCTTCACGGTCTCATGAATACGAACCCCGGCGTCGCCCCTGGCGAAATCTGGCATCATGCTATCCAGCTTTTGAAGCGCTGCCAGACGGGTATTTTCATCGCCGACATTTGGTCGCCATGTTCTGGAGAAGTTAGCCAATTTAAACTGCTTATAGTGCAGCTGGGTGTTTTCATCGTCATGGCCGAGAATTTCCATGAAGAATACATCCTCATCAACATTCTTCCACCGAGGGTCAACGCGGAAGAACATTTCATAAGCAATGCGAGCGTAAATAGCGCGGCTATCTTTATAAACGCGGCGGTCATCGCCTAAGAAAGTTTTTACCCACGGATTAAAAGCTGTAGCCAGAATTGCATTAATACGCCCATTTTCTGACCGAGTGTCATTTTCGCCATATCCCTTTATTACTTCATCAAAATCCGCAGCAGCGGGGCATGAGCGAAGTTCATTTACCAAATTAACAAATAAAGTAGCGTCGCATAAGGTATATATTTTCCTTGATATACCTTTATCTTCCGAGCGTTTTTTAGCTTGCCCCAGGAATGTTACTGTATATTTACCTGCGACGGAAAATTCACCCTGGAGCATGATTTCAATCATTCGGCGACCAGATAGCGCGGCAAGGGCGAACGCCAGCGGGGCCATACCACGACGAGTAGTCAAATCGAACGAAACTATAGGCTTGTTGATTATATCGTAGATGGCCTGCATATAGCGCGGATAGTCAATCACGACAACGTTGCGCTTTTTCTCGCTGAGGACGTTGGCCCAGCGCTGCTGGATAGAGGTTCGCTCGGCAGAACTAAGCTGCAGATGATAGAGAACCTCATGGTTTACTTTCAGGTTATTCAAGTCTTCAAGGAGCGAAGAACCTTGTTGGAATAGTTTATAAAGATAATCTCTTTTATCCTTCCAATCTTCGCTATTTAAATCACTAATAGAGAATTGCCATTCAGGATATTTATTAGCGAGTTTATTTATTTTTGCTTCGCTATTTTTTGCACCAATCTTTATATTGGATAAGTCTTCTGCCAATGGCATTATCTCTTTTAGCTTGGCTTGCAATCTTGACATATGTTGTCTAATTGATGCCGCAGGCATAGAAAGCCACGAAGATAATTCTTCACTATATAAAGGATATTTCTCTGATAATTTAATTACATTCTTTTCAAAGTTATGATGCAATTTATCATCAAATCTTTCCCTTGCCCGACTCATATAGGAGTTGAACGTATTGGCAGAAATTCTTTTTTCTAAACCTTTTCCGCGAAACTTTCTTTTGTCATTAAATAATGCATTCTTATATTTTAATGCTGCGGCTTTAATTTTCTTCGTTTTATCGCCTTGCGGACGATCAGAGGCATCGATTGCCTCGACCTCGTTCACAAGCGAATTGATTAGCTCACCAATTTTCACCTTACGCATGGTCTACCTCCTGTTATCGCCCTAACACATCATAACATAAACTGAGAAACATCACACAAGCAAAGCAGATTAACACCTACAATTTATCATAACACAATCAAATAACCATAAGATAACACAATTAAAGTACATATACAAATCAATGTGCAACTGTGTTACGATAATCAGCACACAATAGCCCATTATACGCGCGTATAATGGGCTATTGTGTGCTGATATGTAGCGCCGTTGTGTTATGATGCTTGACTATGTTCTCTGAATTGGTTACGATGCCAATTGTTGTGATTAACCTATGACATGCAATTGTGTTATGATGTGAGTTTTTGTGATCAAGTTAAGGAATGGGGAAGCCTAAATTTTTCTTTGTGTTTATGTTGTCTGATAGTGTTACGTTGTTGTGGTCTATTTATCGGTTGATGTCCTTAAAATAAAAAGGGCCTCGAAAGCAGTCTGTTATCTTCCGATAGAGTTGAAGACAGATAACAACTTTATCTATAAAAAACATAAAGTTAGGTTTTACACTTCTTCTTCTAACTTACCTTCTACTCATAATGCATTGGCTAAGCACGCTAAAAGCCTGTTTCTGTTGGTTAAATCATAAACTTTGCTTTTTATCATCAACTTTGCGTTTTTTACGTTGCTTTGCGTTAAATACATAAAGTACGATAAAAAACATAAAGGAAAATTACTCCTCAAGGGGGATTGGAATGTCGCTTATTAATTTACTGCATGAATGTATCAGCCGCGGGCAGGAGATGACGCAGGCCATTGCTATAGCTCAATTTGGTGATGATAGCCCCGAGGCTCGCCGTATCACTCGTCGCTGGGGGATAACCGAGGTTGCTGATTTAATCGGCGTTTCGCCGCAAGCAATTAGGGATGCTGAAAAAAATGGGCGACTACCACCACCTGATTTTGAGTTACGCGGTCGCGTTGAACGTCGCGCCGGCTATACCATCGACCAGATTAGCCATATGCGCAGCATTTTCGGCAATCCGAATCAACGGCCTGCAGACAAAAATCCAGCTGTGTTAGCTGTTATGTCGCACAAAGGCGGCGTTTATAAAACCTCATCTGCAGTGCATGAAGCTCAATGGTTAGCTCTGCAAGGTCACCGAGTGCTACTCATTGAAGGTAACGATCCGCAAGGGACCGCCTCGATGTATCACGGCTATGTACCGGATTTACACATCCATGCCGAGGATACTTTGCTCCCGTTTTACCTTGGTGAGCGTGATAATGCGGAATACGCTATAAAACCGACCTGCTGGCCAGGTCTGGACATTATCCCCAGCTGCCTGGCGCTGCACCGTATCGAAACGGATCTGATGCAATACCATGCCCAAGGAAAACTACCTCATCCTCCGCATCTGATGCTACGGGCCGCTATCGAATCCGTATGGGATAACTATGACATCATCGTCATTGATAGCGCTCCAAACTTAGGGACAGGTACGATTAATGTTGTTTGCGCAGCCGATATTATCGTCGTGGCTACCCCTGCAGAGCTATTTGATTATTCATCCGTTCTGCAGTTCTTCACCATGCTTCTGGACCTTCTTAAAACCGTTGATTTAGGTGGTTTTGAGCCTGTTGTACGGCTGTTACTAACGAAATACAGTCTGACCACTGGCAATCAATCGCGCTGGATGGAAGAGCAAATCAGAAATACATGGGGATCGATGGTCCTGCGTCAGGTTGTCCGAGTGACGGATGAGGTAGGAAAGGGCCAAATAAAAATGCGCACAGTATTTGAACAGGCCGCGAACCAGCGTTCAACGCTTAATGCATGGCGAAATGCAGTCTCTATTTGGGAGCCTGTTTGCCAAGAAATTTTCGATGACTTGATTAAACCTCGTTGGGAGGACTAATTGTGAAACAGCGCTCTATTTTAAAAAATGCCCCCAACATCGACAGCATTATGAGCAAGACGCACCAGGCGCCCGCATCACAGCCTGTGTCACCGATGGTGGGTGATTTGCAACGCCAGCTTAGTTCATTATCGGGAAACAGTATTATGCTGCCTGTGTGTGGACGTAACGTTAACTTTAAGCTGGAAACTATCCCAGCGGATAAAGTTGAAATGGCGACGATGGTTTGGCTCGGTAATGAACGTGATCAAGACCTGCTCAACGAAACGTCCTTGGCCGATCTCGTTCCGTCATTCCTCACTTCGGGGCAGCAGAACCCGGCGTTCGCTCGCAAAACTGCAGGCATCATAGAGGTTGCTGATGGTTCTCGGCGCCGAAAAACAGCCATCATTACAGGTTGCGATTATCGCGTATTAGTCGGTGATCTCGATGACGAACAAATGCAGTGGCTCTCTCAAATCGGCAACGATTATCGACCAACAAGCGCATATGAGCGGGGGAAAAAATATCAGCGCCGCCTGAAAGATTTTGACGGCAGCGTAAAAGCTTTAGCTGAAGCAGAAGGGGTGGACCGCAATATCATAACCCGCTGCATCAACACAGCTGGCCTGCCTAAAGATATCATCGCCATTTTTCAACATCCTGGTGAGCTATCAGCCCGTGCGGGGCATGACTTGTTCAAGATATATCAGGGAAACGAGAAAGCTATGCTCGATGCGGCGCAGCAGCTGCTACGCATGAAGAAGCAGGGTGAAAAGTTCGAACCTATGCGGATCATCCAGGCATTACAGGATTTTATTAAGACCAATGCAAAAGATACACAAAAGACCGAAAAAGCATATGGTGAAGGGGTTGTTGCGAAATATAACGGTAATTACGTTACCTTAAAATTTGATAACCGGAAGATTCCATCCAGCTTAATGAAAAAAATTGAGGCGTTGCTTGAGTCAGAGTTAGAAAAAAAATAAACCACATAAGAAAAAAGGCCCCTGCATTGCAGGGGCCTTTTATGTTCTGTTTTTTATTAGCGGCTAATCGTAGGGCAATCAGATCCCCTCCAGTACAGATATACGCCTTTCCAGTTCCTGATTTTTAACCAGTAAACCCTGCGCCACCGTAACCAGGTCAGCAATGATGGCTACATAGTCCACGTTCATTACCTGAAACTTTTCCCCATCGATCTCCTGCTCGATGCCGAGGAAAGTATACAGATCGTCAGCTTTCTCAGCCTGCTGGGCGATAAAGCCACGCCTGCGGCGTGTTTCCCCCTTCATGTTAAACTCGCATACCCCTAGCGCATTAATGCGCCTGGAGGCCCCTTCCTGGGGTTCTGTAAATCCGTCTTTCAGACGAACGTCAGAACCGGTAGTCATGACGTCGCCTTTAGGGGTGGAGATTGTCCCACCGGTGTAAAAGAGCCAGGCATCTTTTCTGTCAAAACCGTCCATATACAGTACCACCCGATGGTTGTACCCAACGTATTCTTCAAGGTAGAAACCACCCCACGCTCCGGAGGGGTCACCGTTACCGCCGCGTCCCAGCATTCTGGATCGAATACGTCCGCCTGAAACCAACGAACCATCAGCAGGGGAACCAAAGTCTGTTCTGTTGGCCGAAAGGTCGACTCCGCATTGCGCCCACCCTCCAATATCTGCCATACCACCAACACGAAGATCCCTGTCAACTCGCCAATGACTACCTTGTACACTAATTTGATCGGCGGCAGTGGCCATAATCCGCCCGGTGAAGTCGTCGGTGCTGTAGTTAAAATGAAAGTCGATGTATGGCGTGCTAAATGACAGCTCAATCGCCTGGGTATACAGCAACCCCTTCGTCGTGTTGTCGATGTCGCCGCCGGCAGTCAGCGCGCCAGGTAGTGTCGTTCGGTTGTTGGCATCAATAACGAGGATGTCATCAAAGGTGTCTGCCGGTGATACAGTGGTCGCTCTTGAACGCTGAACCCTAAACGGTGTTCCCGAGCCAACGGCAATTGTCCCGCCTTGCCCCTGTTTTTTGAGCAGAGCCAGATCTGAGTTCTTACCGAGTATAAAACCGGCATTATCGCTGGTTATAACCTGCGAGCCGTCGAGTTTGTTTCCTCCGGTGAGTTTTGCCAGCGCGTTAAGATCCGAGGCCTTCGCCATCCCGGCTATCGCCGGCACGGTCACCTGCTTTCCTGTGATCGGGTCAGTCAGGGTGATATCGCCGCTGCCGGTCAGGGCCATCGACCAGCCCTCCACCACACTACGCCAGAATGCAAACGCGCTGGCCAGCTGGTTAGCAAACGACGAGGTGCTGGCGGTTTCAGCGGTAATAATGCCGTAAGAGGCGCCGGAAAATGCGGTGGTGATATTCCGGGTCAGCGTCAGTTGCGTGTCGCTGTCCACGGATTTGATCGCATACAGGTCAGCACTACCGCTGCGGTAGACCACCAGAATCGACCCGGGCTGTATCCCCAGGGCTACCTGTGACCATTTTGTTGTCGCACCTGTCACCCGTGCCTGCGACGCTGCACCCGTGACGGTGCCGACTTCATACATCGCCATAATAAAGTTGCTCCTGGATGATTATCCCTGGAAAAGAAAAGGCCCCTTACGGGCCCCGAATAGAAATTGTTGCTGGTTCCCGGTATCCACTTCGTAACGCGCAAACGCAGTATGGATATCCGCAGCTAATTGATCTGAAATATTTGCCATATTAAATAGGCCCCGAAGGGCCTCTCCTTATTGTCCAAAGGAACCGTTATTGCTTCTGAATGCTGTCACAACAATATTACCTACTGTAACTTCACTCTGCTGCGGTCCGTAGCTTGCACCAGTTAACGAGATGCCGATGCGGTTGTTACTTGCTGGGATGTTAACAGTGAATGATTGTGGAATATCCACAAGGCCACCAGCTTTATCCCGCATATCAACAACGACACGTCTTTTACTCTGCACCCCATTAATATTGAATGTCAGAACTACGTAAAAGTCGCTGCGCTGGTCTGTTACACCGCCACTATAGGAGTTGCATCGTACGGTACAGTTCAGCGTGATTGTCATCGGGTATCCACTGTTCTGATACCATGCGTTCATAGTTCCAGAACCTTCACCGCCCTTAACCGTAAATCCGTTGAACGATGCAGAAGTTGCAATATCGCCTATAAAAGATTCAGCTTGCACCGTTCCCTTGAAAACACCGCTATTCGCCTCAACCCTGCCACGAACGATAACGTTGTTGAACTGCGAAGAGCCATCCTTAGCGATACGCCAGCCGCGTGACCCGTCAACAAAGTCATTCGAGCGGATCTCGTTGCCGATCTTCGCGTTCGTGATGGAACCGTCCGCGATTTTGGTTGAGGTCAGGGAACTGTTTTTAATACGTGCCGTATCGATATACAGCTCATTGCCTTCGGCAACCATCACCGGAACAGCCGTCGCATTATTACGGTTAAACAGCGAGAAGCGGTCAGCGTAGAGGATCATGTCGCTCGTTTCACCATTGCTGCCCAGCGTAATCCCCGCGCCAACATTCTTCCCGTTAACCGTCTCAACCTTCATCGACCACAGCGAACTCACCGTACCATTCACATCCGCCACGGTTTTAGCGGTGTTTTGAACGGAAGCGCTGAGATCCCCGACACTGGATGTCAGGGTCGTCTGCTGCGTTGCCAGCGCCTCCAGTGCCGTTGCATGCGTATGCTGGGTACTGGTGATACTGGCCACCGATTTAATCGCGTTGTCGAGCGTCGTCTGGTTTTTGATGTTGGCGGCCGCCTGCGCGTCAATCTGCGACTGAAGCGAGGTATTCAGGCTGGCCTGTGTGCTCTGGCTGTCGCTCAGCGTCTTCGCCATGTTATCGACGCGGGAGTTGGCGTTATCCACTTTCGAGGCCAGTGCTGTCTGCTGCTGCGCCTGGGCAGTGATTTTCCCTTCGGCATCCGTTACGCGCGCCGTCAGGCCGCTCACGGCGCTCGCCGTCGCGTCAGAGGCATCCTGTGCAGCTTTCGCATCGGTAACATCCGTGATAACCAGATCGTCGATATACAGCGAATAACCGGGGGTGCCGCTGCCGGAGGCGCCACGGGTAGAGATCCAGACCACTGCGCGTGTTCTCCCACCCCCGTTGTTACTGGCAATACCCGTAAATTTCACCCACTTATCACGCGCACCAAGAGCGGCTTCGCTGACAGTGACCGCCGACTGCCAGGAGTTTTGACCGGCAGCATTCAGTGAGTTAATGCCGACCAGCGTTGTCCACCCGGAGGATGGCGCCTGATCCGCCGGCATCATAGCCCAGAACTCAAACCGGAACTTCGCATCCTCACGGACTGACTGCCAGCTCCCAAGCTGTTTATCGCTGTTGCCGTTATTGTTCGCTCCTCGACTCACCTGCAGGCTCTTATCGCCGGTGAATTTCTGAGACGCTACCACAACGGCGGTACCGCTCCCGCCCAGCACCTGGCCATCGCTGTAGCTTTCAAATGTACCGTCAACCCACGGATTAGCTCCCTGAGTGCGGATGGTATTGATGGTGCTGGTCAGCGACGTGATGCTCTGCGACTGGCTGGTGATGGTGTTTTCCACCTGGCTGACGCGACCGGTCAGTGAACTCACCGCGGACGTGTCAGCCTTTTTCCCCAGCTCCGTATTCATCGTGGTCAGGCTGTTCTGCAGACTGGTGAGCTGCTGCGACTGCGAATCCAGTTTACCCTCAGCAGACGTCATCCGGGTGGTCAACCCGGTGACAGCGCTTTGCTCAGCCTTCTTACTGACCGCCGCATTCGTGACGGCCAGATCGCCGCTGAGTTTCGTCAGCTGCTGCGCCTGGGTGGTGATAGCCCCTTCCGCAGCGGTGACGCGGGTATTCATCTGAGAGATGGCCCCGGCGTTAGCCGCGATATCCTTTTCATCCGTAACATCGAGAACATGGAAATCATCAAAATACATTGCCCCCGCGCTGAGGAAGGTCGTCAGCTGGAAACTGGCCATTGTGGTCTTCGTGGCTTTCCAGTCAAACGTTACCAGTTGCCAGCCAGAACTAAACGGTCCGTAGTTTGAGCCGGCCAGCAGGCCAGTGCTGTCGGCCACATGAAACTTCGTGTTATCCGCATCTTTAATCGTGGTCCCCGGATCCTGCTTCGCCCATACCCCCATGCGGTAGGTACGGCCTTGGGTAATACTGATTTCCTGTCCGACCAGGTTAGACTGGCCGGCAGACATTTTCAGTGCCTTGTTACCCGAGTGCGGAACCTGTAAATCGGCCACCGTTGCGGTACTGCTCCAGCCGGTAAAGCCCGCCGCGCCGCGCTCAAAACTGCCGTTGACAATGAGGTTGCCCGGCATTTTCCCGCTGGCGTCAATATCTGCTGCCGTCTGGCTCAGGCTGTTACTCAGTTGCGTCAAAGAATCCCCTTGCGCACTGAGTGTTTTGCCCTGCTCCGTGACCTGGTTTTGCAGGGTGTTCATCGCGCTTGCGTCCGCTTTTTTGTTCACGTTCGCATTCGTCGTGGCCAGATCGCTGCTGAGTTTTGTCAGCGCGCTGTTGGCTGCCGCGATGTCATTCCCCTGCTGCGTCACCGTGCCCTGCAGCTGCGTCACCGCTGTCGTGTCAGCCTTTTTACTCACCGTATCGTTTGTCGATCGGAGGCTGTTCTCCAGCGAGGTGGTACGCGTGCCGATGCTGCTGAGCGTATCGCCCTGCTGGCTAACCGTGGTGGTCAGTGAATCCACCGCTTTTGCGGTCGCATCTGCGGTTTTCTGCGCGCTGTTCGCCGCCGTCACGTTACGCATATGCCAGTCGGCAGCGTACCAGACAGTGCCAAACGGGCTGCTCTGATTAACCTGCAGGAACGGTCGCAGGAAGTTCGTGTCTGCCGGCACAGTAAAGCGCCAGGTGGCTCGTTTCCACGCGGTGGTGGTCCTGGTGTTTCCCCCGGACGCTCTCGCCCCGATGCCACCAGTAGCAGTGGTGGCCCGACCGATGTAGAAATTAAAGTCAGCGCTGCCGGTACCACACGCTACCAGAGCAGACATTTCGTAAACGTCGCCCGGCGTCACGGCGATATTGTTGATTTTTGGCACATGGTCTCGCCCGGCCAGCCGGACGGCATACCTGAACGGGCAGTCAGCCGGCACACCATCGGCGGTGGTCTCCACCACGTCATAACCCATGCGGTCATACGCCGGATCAAATGACGGGTTTGGAATGTAATCATCCCCGGCAGCATTCCCGGCATTCACCGCCGCCGTCAGGCTGACGATGTTGCTGTTGGCTGCCGTGAGGCCTGCCTCGGTTTTCTCAACCCGGCCAGTCAGCGCGTTAAGCGCCGTCTGATCCGCTTTGGTGTTGACCTTATCGGTGGTGCTGCTCAAATCGCCCTGCAGCTTCGTGATAGCCTGCCCCTGGGAGGTGATTTTGCCTTCCGCACTGGTGACCCGGCTGGTGAGATCACTCACCGACTGCGCGCTGGCCTTTTGTGCCACGTTGTTGTTGGTGGTGTTCAGGCTGTTCTGCAGATTCGTGATGCTCTGAGACTGCGCGGTCAGCTGCCCCTCGGCATTCGTCACCCGACTGGTGAGGCTGTTAATGGCCGAGGTGTTCGCGGTAATACCGCTGGCTGCATCATCCGGACTCGGTGACCAGTCGGTCATCACGGTCCCGGTTTCCAGCTGAGGGCGGCAGAGCCAGACTTCTTTGTCGGCAGACGTCGCGCTTTCCAGACGCGCGGCAATCAGCCGTTTGGTGCCACTGGTGGCAGGAATAACCCATTTCACCCAGTAACGCGCCCATGCGGTGGTCAGTTTCGTGACCGCCTTGCCGTCACCGGCCCCGCCTTTAACGCCCTGGCTGGTTTCCGTGGTGGTGGTGTTCGACGGGTTATAGAAATAACTCGCCATCTCCTGCCCGTCATAAGCCCCTTTCGCATAGAAGCTGAATACAAATTCCGTACGCCCGGTAACATCCAGCGTCTGTTCATCCAGCTGGATATAACCGGATGCACCTTTCGCCAGCCGGGTGTAGGCCACGCGGTCGCCCAGATACGTCTCTGTGGCGTGGCGGCTGCTCCATCCCTCCAGTGTGTCCGCATTGCGGATAAGGTTGGTCCCGCCAACGGCCAGGGAGGAAAAGTTGTTTTCCAGGTTCGTCAGCGCGCTGCTTTGCGCGGTCAGATCCCTGCCATGCTGTTCAACGGTGTTCTGCAGGCTCTGCAGCGCCGTTGCATCAGCCTTCTTCGCCACATTGCTGTTAGTCGTGTTCAGGCTGTTCTGCAGGCTGGTCAGGCTGTCTCCCTGCGATTTCAGGCTGCCTTCGGTAGCCGTCACGCGGGTCGTCAGATTCGTCAGCGCGCTGGCATCGGCCTTGCCGCTGATATCCTTACCAAGTTGCGTCACATCCGACTGCAGCTTCGTGATCGCGCTGCCCTGAGACGTAATATTCTTCCCGTTCTGCGTGACTGACGCGGACAGACTGGAAAGCGCCTGCGCATTCGCATCGGCGGCATCGAGCGCCGCTTTCGCATCGGTCACGTCAGTGATGATCAGATCATCAATCAGGAAGGCGTCACCCAGGCGAACTTTTGGTGTATTCGGGATGGAGATCCTCACCATTGCCTGTTTCAGTGCGGTTCGGTTGTTGGTCAGATAGCCACTGACTTTTGTCCAGTTGTCCACCGACAACTCGGAGACTTTCACGTTCAGGCCAGGCCACGACCAGCCATTGGCTGAATCCTGGAAGGAAAATCCGAGTACCATATAAACGGTCGGATCGGCGGTCGAGCCAGCCGGCAACTTAACCCACGCCTCCACGTAATAGACCGCGTTATCGCGAACCTGCATGCCTGAAAAGATATGGGTATCGTTATTATCCGTCGCGTTCGGGTTGTACTCCGTACTGCGCGTAACACGCAGGCTTTTGGTCCCGCTGTGAGCAGCTTCACTGGTGATAACGGCGCGGGCATTACTGAGAACATCGCCGACGGCATAGGATTCAAAACTGCCGTCCGGCAGTACGTTGGCTCCCCGTGTCGCCTGCTGCTTCAGCGATGTATTCAGGCTGGTCAGGCTGTCGGCCTGGCTACGGATATCCTTTTCAGTCTGGGTAACCCGGTTGGTCAGTGAACTGACCGCCGACGCATCAGCCTTCTTCGCCACATCGCCTTTGACCCCTTCCAGCGCGTTATTCAGCGCCGTGATGGATTGCCCCTGTGATGTCAGGGTGTTCCCCTGGTTCGTCACCGTCCCGGTCAGAGACGAAACAGCATCGCTGGTCGCCTTGATGTTGGTTTCATCGGTGATATCAAAAACCCGGACGGAATCGAGCCAGATTTCACCGTTTGTCGGATGAGAATAAAGTTTGAAGTTCTGCCCGTCCGCGCCGGCAGCCGTCAATCCGGTTTCCCAGGTGATGGTTTGCCAGTCAGTGGTCAGCGTGACCGTTTTATCCTCATACGTGCTATCCGTCTGGCCAATTTTGTTCTGGCGACGGATCAGCAGACTCATCGCGCCGGAAACACCTTTGGCCTTCACCACCACGCGGTACTTGCGCTGGCCATTCAGCGGCACCGGCTTGTTGTTGTTGGAGAAGATCCCCGGACTGGTGTTAGTCGTCCGGTTCAGCCGGACCCCCGCTTTCCCGTCCCCGAAATCGCCAAAGGTCACACCGGCTGGATACTGAATATCCCAGGCAGTGCTGCCCTGCAGAAAATCAAAGTTCGGGATCAGGTTGTCGCCAGCGTTGCGGGTGGCCGTCAGCACATTCGCCAGATTTGTCAGCTGCTGGCTCTGTGTGGTCAGTTTCCCTTCCGCCTCTGTCACCCGGTTATCGACCGAAGTCAGTGCCGTTGCATCGGCCTTCTTCGACACATTGCTGTTGGTCGTGTTCAGGCTGTTCTGCAGATTCGTCAGCTGCTGGCTTTGCGAGGTGATAGCCCCTTCCGCTGTGCTGACCCGGCTCGTCAGTCCGGTAACGGCGCCGGCGGTGGCATCGATGTCCACCCGGTCGGTAACGTCAGTGACGTAAAAATCATCGAAGTAGCGGCTGCCATTAATCAGATAGTTGCTCAGCGTCACCGGCAGGCTGGCTGTCTCCGTCGCTTTCCAGCGACCGGAAACCAGGGTCCAGTTTGTCCCCACCGTGCCGCTGTTGTACGGACGCTCAAAGACCGGCTGGCCGGCAGAGTTACCGATCCGCAACTTGTTGTTCCCCGCGCCATTATCCGTCGTCGCTCCGGGTTCCTTGACCCACACCCCGATTTCATAGGTTCGCCCCTGAACAAACGGGATGTATTGCCCCGGAGACACGCTCCCCGGATCAACCTTCAGCGCCCGCGTCCCGCTGTGAGGAGCGGAAACCTCCACCACACTGGTCGCGGTTGACCGCCCGGTATAACCATCCAGCCCGCGTTCAAATGAGGGATTCACGACCAGGTTACCCGGTATCTGACCGCTGGCATCGATATCTGCCGCAACTTGCGAGAGACTGTTCGACAGATTCGTCAGCGAATTGCTCTGGCTCTCCAGCGTTTTACCCTGCTGCGTCACTTTCGTGTCGAGCGTGGCCAGCGCAGTCGCATCGGCTTTCTGCGCCAGCGCTTTATCGGTATTCGCCAGATTTCCGGTCAGTTTCGTGATGGCGCTGTTCGCAGCAGTCAGATCGTTGCCCAGCTGTGTGACGGTATTGGTCAAATCCTGCACCGCTGTCGCATCAGCCTTTTTGGCCACTGCGGCATTGGTGGTGGCCAGCCCGTTTTCCAGCTGGGTTGTCCGGTTGCCGGTCGAGGTCAGCAGATTACCCTGTTGCGTCACGGTGGTGGTCAGCGAGTCAACCGCCGCCGCCGTGGCATCCGCAGTATCCTGAACCTTTTGCGCCGCTGTCACATTTCGCATATGCCAGTCCGTAACGAACCATACGGTGCCATACGGGCTGTTCTGCGAGATCTGCAGGAACGGGCGGATATAACCCCTGTCTACCATCGCCTGCGTGACCTTGAAGCGCCAGGTGGTTCTCTGCCAGGTCGCAGAAGGTGATTTTCCGCCCCCCGCCATGAGTGGCGCACCGGTGCTCGTATCTGGCCGAACGGCGGTGCCAACATACAGATTAAAATTCGCCGTGCCAGCGCCGCAGGCAACCAGTGCGCTGATCTCAATCACATCGTTAAGCGTGGCCGGGAACGCGGCAAAGTTAGGATGGTGATCCCGACTGGCAATTCTGGCCGCATAACCATACGGGCAGCCAGGAGGGACCTCCTCAGCCGTCGTGGATACGACGCTAAACCCCATCTGGTCGTAAGCCGGGTCAAATGTCGGGTTGGGAATTAAATCTCCGCCTGATGCGTTTCCGGCCCGTACAGCGGATTTCAGCGAGGTAATGTTGGCGTTAGCAGCCGTCAGCCCGGATTCCGTCTTCTCCACTCGTCCGGTTAGCGAGTTCATCGCCGTCTGATCCGCTTTGCTGGCCACGTTCGCGTCTGTCTGCGTCAGCGCATTCCGGAGCTGGGTGATACTCTGCGAATTGCTGACCACCTCGTTGCCAATCTGGCTGACATTCGAGCTGAGCACGCCGGCTGCGTTTGCCAGCGCGGAAACCCCGAGACCGGAGTACATCTCCGCAACCTTGTCTGACAGCTTCAGACCCAGGTTGATATACGCCTGGCCGGTCCACTGATTCACCAGAAACTCAACGGTGTTCCAGCCGGCTTTCAGTTCAAAACTGCCGGTAGTCCAGCTGGCATTCCCCCAGGCAACCTGAACGCCATTCACAAATATGGCGCCGGTATCATCAAAAATCCTGTTACCGGGCGCCATTGTGATGGTGGTATCGGCGGCCACTTTCACCTGGCAGGAATACAGCGCGATCAGATAGCTGCCGGCGGATGTAAAGTCCAGTTTGGCCGCGTCGGACACCTCATCCACGACCACGGGCGCCACGGCGCGAATATCGCTGAATGACGGGACTGTCCCGGCATTAGCCAGCTGCACAGGATAGATCCGACGGGACCAGCTATTCGGCTGGCCATTGACCAGCTGATTCGACAGACTGGTGATGCTGTCAGTATTGCTTCGAATATCCTGGCCGTTTTGCTCTACCTGCTGCGTTAAGGCAGTGACCGCAGCCGCTTCGGCTTTCTTCGCCAGCGCGGCATTTGTCGTGCCCAAATCGCTCGTCAGTTTCGTGATGGACTGACCCTGGCTGGTTATCCTGTCGCCCTGCTGGGTAACCGTAGACTCCAGCCCGCTCAACGCCTCATTCGTACCAGCCAGGCCCGTTTCCGTCTGGCCCACCCGGTTAGTGAGTGATGTTAACGCGGCGCCCTGCGATGTCAGCGTGGCACCCTGTTGCTCAACTTTCTGCGTCAGGGACGTCAGCGCGGCTGCATCGGCTTTTTTCCCGAGGCTGGTTTCCAGGCCACCGATACGGCTCGCCTGCGCGCGCTGCTCTGTCGTCAGAGAACTCAGTTCACCAGAAACAGCAGCTTTGTTGTCGTTAAACTGCGTCTGCAGGGACTCTCTGGCCTTAACTTCCGCCGAGATGGCGGTAACGCGTGCGGTTTTTTCCTGGTACAGCAGCCCGGAGGTGACTTTCTCCAGATCGCTCCCATCATAGGAGCCACGCATCTGCGCCGCCAGCGTGCTGCGTGCCTGTGCTTCGGCGGTCAGCGCGTTACTCAGCGTACTGCGCACATCCTGCAGAGCCGCCGTACTGGCGCCGGGTGCTGGCCGGCCAACGGCGATCCAGTCGAATTCGATAAAGTTGCTGGCATCCTGCTGGTTCGTCAGGTCCAGGCGAATACGATCAATGTTCCCTGTCCACGGAATATCACGCACCGTCAGGGTTGCCACCCCATCGGCATATTCCGGCTCAGCAACAATGTATCGCTTCGTGTTATTGAAGTTTTCGCCGGCAGACACCCAGCGGATCTCACCCGCCCAGACTGGTTTACCGGTTTTACGAAAGCGCAGCATGATGAAGCGGTACGCCGCACCATCGACAGCCAGTCCGCCAGGAGAGGTAATGTACGGATCGGTGGCACTGTCCGCCGGGCGTAACCAGCCATCCTGGGACACACCCGGTACGCCGGCGCTGCCGGTCCAGCCCTCGGTCGTCTGATTGTTGAAATGCCAGATAACCTGCGAATCGAACTGGATATTAGCGCCGGCAGCGAGGCTGGACATTTCCCGCGCCAGATTCTCATCGGCAGTCTTCATCACCTGAGTCAGGCTCTCGATACTAGCCTCAATCCCCTGCGTTGCCGCCAGCAGTTCATCAGCGGCCTGTGCCGCCTTCGCGTTAACATCGGCGATACGATCCGCGGTCTCCTGCTTCACTGCATTGGTCAGCGTGGTGTTAACCTGAGACAGCGACTGCTTCAGGCCATTTTCGGCAGTCTTTATCTGCGCATTCAATGCGGCATCGCCGTCGGCCAGCGTTTTGCTGACCCTGGCAATCTCCAGGTCGATGGTGGCGTTGATTTCTGCAGCCGTATCAGTGACTGACTGTCTGACCTGGGTGATGCTGTCGGTCAGCGACTTGTTCACAGTTGCGATCTGCTTGTTCGCATCTGCGACGGCGGATTTTGCCTCCTGAACGCCTTTGTTTGCCTGAGCCAGACCAGAATCGAGAGCTTCATTGACCGAGGTGATCTCATCCGTGATAGTTTTATTCACGGCGGAGATCTTCCCGTCAACATCAGCCGTGATGCTTTTCGCCGATGCATCAATATCCTGGCTGACCTGCTTCGCCTGGTCTTCGGCTTCCTTACGCAGAGCTTCAGCGGTCTGCTCCAGTTCCTGCTGCGTATTGCGGATACCTTCCTGTGTTTCGCTAATGGTGCGCTGCGTTTCCTCCCAGGCAGCCGTATCCTTGATCGCGTCGGTCAGGTTTTCGTAGTAGTCATCAAAGTTATCGCTGGCCATCCCCTGGACCCAGCCGGTCCACGGGCTTTCATTGCCAAGACGATCCACAAGGCGCGCCCGATACCAGAATTCTGCGCCCATACTGAGGCCCATCTGCTGATAGCTTTTCCCCGGATAGGCCACGTCTGATAACGGCATTGGCGCACTGCCGTCCTGGTTTTTGCTGTACTGCAGTTCCGTGCGCAGCGTATCCCCGGAGCCGGTCGGGAACTCCCAGCTAACCTGGACTCCATGAACCAGCGAACGGGTTGCCAGCGCCAGCGGTGCCAGCGGCTCGCCGACCTTGCCGGTCAGGGTTTTCTCTTCGGAATACGCCCAGCCGCTCGAGATCTCCGCCGCATTTATCGCGCGGACGCGAACCAGATAACGACCGGCATAAATGCCGCTGACCTCAAACGAGGTGGTCGAGCTGCGCGGCACATTAATCCAGTTCCCGTCGTTACGGCGCCACTGTGCCTCGTAGGCAATAGCGCCGCTGACCGCTGACCAGTTAACCTGCATCGTTTCGACGCTGATCCCCTGATTCACGACCGAGCGGGATGTGATGACAATATCGTCAGGAGGTGACTGGTTGCCCGCCGGCAATACGCTAACCGGGCGCTGATCGATAATCGCGCCGGTATCGATGCGGGCGAATTTATCCGGGTCATGTGACACGCCGGTGATCGTGAGGGTGGCATCGCCGTTCTCTTTTACCCCTGTGACCCGGTACTGCTGCAGAAAGAGGTCATTAGATTCTACGGCCCAGACGCATTCCCGTTCTGGCGTCTCACTGTACGCCGTTGTGACCGTAATCTGCCGGCGTCCGTTAACGGCCTGGATGGTCCGGCTCTGTGAGATCCCGGATGGCAGGTTTAGCTGGAGGCGGTCGCCAGGTTTGGCATCCACATCACGATCCAGCGTAATCACCCG